CCGCCGAAGCGGGGTGTGGTGCAAGGGTCGTGCTCTCGCACTGCATAGCGTGCTTCATCGGCTCTGTTCCGAAAATCAGTAGCCCGACACATCCACGAGCAGCAAACTTCCGCCCAAAGGCTGCTGCATTTGCGCCGGCGCCCCGCCCCAGGCGATCTGGGCCACCCGCACATCGCCAGTGGTGGCTGAGTTCCCGACTGTGGCAACGCCGTCGGCATGGATGAAAGACGTCGACGCGCCGCCGCCGCTGTCCACCACCACCCTGGCTGCGGTGAGGCAAGCAGCCCACATGCTCGCGTAGGGGGCGACCAGGCTTGCCACCGGCAGCAGCGCGTCCGGGTCGGTGGCAGCCGGCACTGCTGCCGCCCCGCCGATCTTCATCACCTTCCAGTCGGTGTTGTAGGCCACGCTCCCGTCAGCACGGCGCACCGTGATGCCGTGGCCGGAAGACACCGGTGCGCTCCGATCGAACACGTACCAGTTGACCGTCGCGGCGGTCTCGGAGCGCAGCGTGTACGTCGGGCTGGGCAGCGCCTGGTTACTCGTGACGTTCACCGGGGCGCCGGACGGGGTGCGGATGCAAAAGATCGGCGACACCAGATTCGGCACCACCACTTGCGCGCCAACAATGCCGGAGGGCACCGCGACCGCGCCAGAAGCAACCAGTGCAAGGTTGGTGTAGTCCTGGTCAATTTGCACCACGCCGTGGTCGCCGACGATTCGAAAGCCATACGGCATGTTGGTCCATTCGTGAGTAATTTCAGGGTCTGCGGCCCCATGGTTTTCGCCCGAGCCGCCGCAGCCGCTAAAAGCAAAACAGCACCACAGAGCTGCTGCGCCGCGCCAGAGCGCCCTGGAAAGACCAGGTGACGGTTTGGCCCGAGACGGAGATGCCCGGCGCACCCGGCGTGGCATCGAGAAGCGCCGCCATGAATTGGCCGTTGACCGCGCCCGCGTAAAGATAGCTTCCATTGCTGACCCCAGTAGTGATGATTCCAAGAACCCGCCCGAGCCGCTGCGTCGAGTCGAAGGCAAGGGCGCCTGCCGGCGTGTAAGTGCGAATGCCATGCGCGCTCATGCCGACAAGTCTCCGATCTGAACCCGCAGTACGCCGTTGGCGTCGTAGACCTTCTGCACATTGCTGTTGAGCGTCATGCGCCCGCCCGCGCCCGAGCCGTTGAGCTGGATCTCGCCGGTGCGCATGTTCATGCGCAGCACCCGCTGCCCCTGGCTGTTGACCGCGTCAGACTCCAGCCAGTCCGCCAGCTTTGCCGAGCCAATCGACGCCTGTGCGATGAACGCAGAGTTCATGAACACCTGCCCGCCCTGGATCACGAACGGCACCCCCGTCGCGCCGTTGGCTTCATTGAGCACGGCGATGCGCTGCGCCGCCAGCAGGATCTGGCTTGTGATGACGCCCTGGTCGTTCTCCACGCCCACCCCGATCCCGGCCATGTACGGCTTGCCGTCCACGGTGAGCTGGGTCTTGATGGTGTACATCGCGGCCAGGGCGCTGGTGATCGCGTCGATCTGCACCTGCGAGTCGCCCGCTGCGTCGATGCGCTCCAGCAGCGCCTGGGCCAGCTGCGTCTCGGTGATCTGGTCCTTCAGGTACGCCAGGATGTCCGACGCGCTGCTGCTGGCTTGCCCATGCACGCCGGCGCCGGCTGGATACCACTCGCCAGGCACGCCGTTCTTGTCCACCAGGCGGGCCCAGAAGTAGAACCCCGCGCCGGCGGCCAGCCCCATCATCGTGTGCGTGTTTTGCGGGAAAGCGAAGTCGCCCAGCTTTATCGCCTGCGCACGGTCGTTGGTCTGGCTGTACCACAGCTCGGTGCGTTCGATGATCGATGGCCCGGCGGGCATGCCCCAGTCGATGCGGATGCCAAACACCAGGCCGGTGGCCGTGAGGCTGGTCACCACGGGGGGCGGCGCCAGTATGCCATCGAGCTGGGTTTCCATCGAAGTGGCCCAGGTGGAAGGAATGTCTAGCGCGTTGACGGCGCGCACGCGGGCCAGGTAGGCGCCGGCATAGATGTTGTCGATCTCGACCGACGTGCTGCCGGTGCGCGGCACCTTGACCCACTGCGAGTTGTTGCGCCGCCACTCCACTTCATAGGCCACGGCCTTGTCCACCGTGGGCCAGCTGATGACGGCGGACTGCGATGCAATGCCCTGGGCGACGACGCTGAATGCGCTGATGGCCACCGACGCCGGCGCCGGCTGCACGCTGGGTGGGATGACCGAGACCGGTGCGCGCTGGATGCGCGTGCCGTGATCGACAGCATCGAACTTGCCGGCCTCGTGCTGCACGGCGTTGATGTCAAACGTCAGGCCCTCGCCTTCGGTGACAGACACCACGCGAAACGTCTGCGCGGCCAGGCGCTCTGACTCCAAGGTCCACACCGCCTCCGGCTCCGGCGTTGCGCTGTAGGGCTGCGTGACGGTGATGTGCAGCACCGTGCCCGGCAGGCCCACGAGGTCGGCGGTCAGCTCGGTGCTGTCCACCGTGATCGTCGTGCCGTCAACCGTGAGCGCCACGCCGGTGGCATCGGAGACGGTGCGCGTCTGTGCGACGCCGCTGGGCAGGATGACCGTGAGCCTATCGCCCGGCCGCACGCCCAGCTCTGCGTCAACGGTGACCTTCGTTGCCGTGGCGGCGCGGATGCGCCCGCCGATGCGCCGGCCTGCCAGGGTGGGGTCGGCCACGCGGATGACCTGACCAGGGGCTGCAATGGCGCCATCGAGTCCCACCGAAAACGACACATTGCGCGTCTCCATGCGTGAGGTCAGCAGCAGCCACTTGCCCATGCGCTGGGCCTGGCCCTGGCTCGAGCAGGCAAAGGCCGTGACCTCGATCTGGCGCAGGCCGTAGCGGGCGATGCCATCGCGGTCCTCGACCACTTCGATCTTCGCGCGGCCCATGTCGCTGGGATCGTTCCAGCTCACCAGCGCCACGGTGTAGCGTGTGCGCAGCCCTGCGCCCGTGTACGTAAAGCGCCCGTCCACGACGTTGGCCGCGGTGTAGGTGTAGACCGGGTCGCGCGGCATGTCGGCCACGGCCACGGCCGCGCCGCTGGCCCAGTAAGCCATGCCACGGAATACGCTGGCCAAATCCTGCAGCACGCGGTAGGCGTCTGCGCGCTGCTGGAGGTAGGCATTGCACACAAAGCGCGACTCGGTGCCGCCGCGCCCGTTGGGCACCAGCTCATCGCAGTACTGGCCGATCTGGTACAGCGCCCACTTGTCCAGCCAGCCGGCCGGGATGCGCCGGCCCAGGCCGTAGCGGTCGTTGCCCACGATGTCGAAAAACACCCAGGCTGGGTTGTTGGAGTAAGCCAGCTGGAAGGTGCCATCCCACACGCCGGTGTAGATGCGCGCTGCAGCGTCGTAGTTGCTCGGCACGCGGATGATGCGCCCGCGCGCGTGGTAGGCCCGCGCGGGCACGGCGTTGAACTGCGCGGCATCGAGCGAGACGCCAACCAGGGCCGACATGGGGTGGCGCAGGCGGCCGTCGATCACGTCGGTCACGGACTCGACGAAGGTGCTGTCGCTCACCGCAGAACTGGTGCTGTCGGGCGTGGTACGGCGCACACGCACCGTCCAGCCACTGGCAGCACGCGGCAGGTCGATGCGGTGTGTGCGCGTGTAGGTGTTGCGCGTCTTTCCATCAAACGCCCCCGCCAGCACCTGGGCAAACGCGCCGCCGTCGGTTGCCAGCTCGATGGCGTATTCGACGCGATAGCCGCTCATGTCGCCATTGGTCAGGTCGGTTTGCGACAAGCCCTGCACGCCCAGCGTCACGCGGACGGCCGACAGCTGTGTGTTGGACACCGCATGCGTCCACACCGTGCTGGCCTTGAGCGGCACGCCCACGGACTGCGTGCTCTCCGATGCGGGAAAGCCCGGCACCGGGTCCTGGTACTGCGTGCCGGTGCGCACGTCCACCTGCACGCCGGTGAAATTCAGCGAGCCGTCGGCGTTCTGCAGCGGCGTGTTGTTGAGGTAGATGGACTGAAGCCCGTTCACCAGGCCGGAGATCTCGCCCTCGCTCAACAGGTCGAGCACGCGCGCATAGCTGGTGCTATGCAGGCTGTCGGTCGCCTCGACGGGCTGGCGCGCACTGCCGCCGCCCTTCTTGGCGCCGCGCAGGCTCCAGCCCCCAGAAACGAGAACGGCCCCTTGCGGGGCCGTGCCGGCGTTGAAAATAGCATCTCGCTTCATTGTTGGTCTTCCGCAAAAATACCCGCGCTGATCGTTGCGCTGCCGATGAACATCTCGCCGTACAGCAGGGGCACTGCATTGCCCTGCGCGGTGGTGTTGACCGGGCCGTTGAAGTTGTAGCTTGCGCCGTTGTCGGGGCCGTCGCGCGTGCCCAGGCTTTGCTGCTGCGGGGCCAGCAGCTGCGAGACTCCGGCGAGCATGAGCATCTTGCCGAGGGCCACGCCATAGGTTGAAATGGCGCCAGCGATGTAAGGCGCCGCGAAGAACAAGGCGGCGCCCAAGATCAAGGTAAACAGCCCGCCGCGCTTGGCCCCCATCAGCATGGGCGCGATGCGAATGTCGTCGCGCCCGGCCGGATCGTGCAGCCGGTCCTGCTGCAGGTTGCGCGTGCCCAGAAAGCAGGCGTAGCCCACGCCACGGCCCTTGCTGGCCATCAGCTCGCGCTCGAAGCCGGGCAGCAGCACCGCCAGCGCGCGGATGGCCTCGGCGGTGCTGGCCACTGCCAGACGGTGCACGCGGCCGAACTTGGCGCCCAGCGTGCCATAGAGCCGGATGGTGCGCAGTGTTTCAGTCATCCTCGATACCTCAGTTGCAGACGTGTGCACTCGGCCCAGTGGCCACCGTAGACCACGCGTTCGCTCAACCTGCCGTACAAATGGTGCAGCATCGCGTGGGGCACCGGGTGCAGGCCGGGCTGCTCCTGCAGACCCGTGTGGCCCAGGTACACGCCGGCGTGGTTGGCCACGGGCGAGCGCACCTGCATAAGGATCACATCGCCGGGCTGCAGCGCCTCGCCGCGCGCCAGGGGCGCAAAGC